CCTCTGATGCGCCCGCGTTTGATCCTGACACCGTGGATTGGCTACGTGTCAATCCCGATGACGTACCGGAGCAGTATCGTCCGCTTACGGGCGTAGCGCGCAATATGCAGTCGCAGTTCACCCGGACTCAGCAGGATCTACGGGACCGGGAGCGAGCGGCGAGTGCAGCAGAGCAGCAAGCCCAAACCCACCAGGCCCAGATCCAGGCTCTCCAAAGCCAGTTGGCTGCCTACCAGCAGCCCGCCCAGGCTACGGCACCTGCCGATCAGTGGATGCAAAACCTCAACGAGGAAGAGCAGCGCGGTATCGGCATCGTGGATTGGAGAGCCCAGGAACAGATCAATGCGGTGGTCAATCCGCTGTTGGAGCGCCTTAACGCGCTCGAGCAGCAGAGCGCTACCGCGAATGGGTATATCCAGAAGGAAGGCCAGCGATTCTGGGGTCAACAGATCGCGGATGCCGAGGCGGCCTACTCGCCCGAACAGGTCGAGCAATACCGCCCCTTCATCCTGGCCAATGTGAGCCAAGTTAATCCCGCTACGGGCCAACAGTTCACGGTCAAGGAAGTGATGGATCTATTTAGTGGGACTACGGCGGTGGATGCTGCGGAGGTACGTCAAAACGATGAGGCGGTGCGTAAGACCAGTAAGGCCCGCGCCCGCACGAGTTCCTCGGCTACGCCCGCATCTGATGATAGCGGCCCGCTTTCTAAAGGCGAGCTGTATTCGGAGATGGGCAAGTTGGGGTTTGAATGATAACAATCAAACGATGACGTAAAGAGGTATAACATGGCAGCTGTTTCGCGTACCGACAGTTGGGATGCGGCATGGACGTTGACCGCAGATACCCATCGAAAGCGCCTGAGCGATAACATCTTCGACGCCTACCCGTTTCTTGACTTCATGTTCAAGAACGGCAACGTCGAGCAAGAGCCTGGCGGGCGTATCATCCGGGAGGATCTCCTCTACGGAACCAATACAGCCGAATTCTATTCTGGCTATGACGTACTATCGACCAGCGCGGTTGATGGTGTCACTGCGGCATTCTACAACTGGAGATACGCCGCTGTTCCCATCACCATCAACCAGCAGGAAGAGAATCAAAACCGGCGCCGCGAGGATGCTGTTTCTCTTCTCCTGGCCAAGACCGAGCAGAGTATGCTCAGTCTGCGTGACCAGATCAACGCCTCGTTGTTCTCGAGCCAGAGTGGCAAGAGCTGCCTCGGTTTGCAGGACCTCGTTGCCGATTCCTCCGGGACCACGTTGGCGGGTATCAACGCCACCAACGAGACCTGGTGGGAGAACAAGCGCGATACGACCAGCACCGATTTCGACAGCGTAAGCAGCAATATCTACGCTGGCCCGGCGCTGATGGGGACCCTTTTCAACGACTGCTCCGAGGGCAACGAGACGCCTAATTACCTGGTGTCCACGCTCACTTTTTATGGGCAGTATGAGAAGATTTTGGAGTCTACCGGCTACACGCGCTTCCAGGCTAACCAGGGGACGCCGGGGCTGAACGCGCAGAATGCTACGTTCCGCGGTATTCCGTTCACCTATGATAGAGATTGTCCATCCGGTCACCTCTATCTACTTAATACAAAATATTTGAAGCTGAAGATTATGGAAGGCCAGAACTTCTCGAAATCGCCCTTCCGTCATAATACGAATCAGCTCGCTCGCGTTGCATTCATCACTGTGGGTTTGAACCTGATCGTGAATAATCGCCGCCGTCAGGGTGTATTGACGACGCTGACCTAAAAAACCTTGCCCGCAAGCCAATGCGGGTTCATACCCTGAGTCAAAAGGGGAGAGGAAAGTACAATGGCTAATTTGCCACATTCCTGGACCAAAGGTCCGGGGTCGATGGATAATAACGCCTCTACCGTAGGCATTGGAAGTATCAGCGGCAGTAACTTGGGCATCTTTGACGTTACTGATGCTGCATGGTTGCCTATTGGCGCAAAGCGCGAATTTGAAGACGGGCGCATCTTTCGGTTTGCCGAATTTGCTGCCGACACTACTGCGGGCCATCTGGTGGCGCAAGATGTAAGCGCTCAAGCAGTGGTGTACGCAGCAAACTTTGCTACTTCGGGAGCCGCTGCCGGTCAGAAAGATGTAAAACTGGTCGATTCTACCAAGTTTGGTAGCATCACCGCAGATCAATATGCGGGCGGTTATCTGCATACTGTGAATGATGCGGGCCAGGGTTATACGTATCGCATCAAATCAAATACAGTCGGTGGCTCAATAACTGATGGCTCCACGTTTACCTTGTTTGACAACGTAAAAGTGGCGATTACATCGGCAACGGACGTAGCGATTACCGGTAACCCCTATAACGGTCTGGTCAGTGCTACGGCAGCCACCGATATGTGGGTTGCGGGTGTTTGTATCAATGCTATGGACGTTAGCGATAAGAATTATGGCTGGATACAGACCCGCGGCTACGCTACGGTGCTGTATGATGTGGGCGGGTCTGCTGTGACGATTGGTGACCAAGTTACGTTGTCGGATGGCGTAGCTGGCGCAGTTCAACAGCACGATACGCTGGCCGTGGAGCAGATCGTTGGCCACGCGCTGCACGTACCTAATGCAGACGCTGATTTCATAAGTGTCTATTTACAGATTGAGTAATTGGTAACGAGTGGGCGGGGGCGCTTACCGGCGCCCCCGTCTCTCTCTCGCAGTTTACAGGGTCTGTTTGGCGGCAGACCTATATCAGTGCCTCGCAAACGAACAGGAGGGCTCGATGGCCCAGAAGAGCCAGCAGCAACACCACAAGGGACAAGCCAGCGCCGCAGTGACTGATATTGCGACCCGCGCCACGCCCACGGCCCAGCCGAAAGCACCCGAAGGCAAATCCAATGCCGAGGAGCTGGGCCGCATCGTCCAGTTATTCAAAGAGATGCCCGCTCATTACAAGGACGAGATCCGCAAGGAGCTTGGCGCCAGCGGCATCGTGCGCCAGAAGCGGCGCCACCGAGCTACCAATGAGTCGGCGGCCAGCCTGGTCCATACCGCGGGCGATGTGATCCACCCGGAGGGCCATATGGCTACGGCACCCGAATGGGTATACGAGAAGGGCGATCACTTCATAGCGACCTGGGAACAGCGCTGGGACGAGGGGCGGCCCTTCATCACCGAGGGCAACCTGGCTTTCGAGTATGATGAGAACGAGTTCACCTCGGCGGACATGGTGGGGGAGCTGGCGCCTACCGGATGACGGTAGGGCGCATATAGCCTAACACAGCCCATGACCAATCTAAGCGCTATCAAGCTGGCGCTACGCCGCGTAGGTCTATCGCAGAATTCGTCTACGTTCACAACGAACGGACGCGAGTATCTCAACCTGGTGGTCAAAGAGATCAGCCAGCGAGCTACGTGGGAGTGGTTGTTTAAGAACTCCACGATCACCACGGTAGCCTCGCAGAAGGCGTATAGCCTGGCCAGCGATGTCCTGGAGCCGTTGTCGTTCCGCAATAGCTCGCAGGACTACTCGATGATCATGGCTGGCCCCGAAGAGATAGACCGGCGCGACCCGGACCAGAGCGAGACCGGCGACCCGCGGATCGTAGTGGTCAGCGGCATAAATAGCTCCACCGGCTATTGGGAGGTCGAGCTTTTCCCTACGCCCTCGGCGGCGGATAAGACGATCAAGTATCGCTATTACTCGTTTGTGCCTGACTTTGCCGAGGGCAACGACAGCGACAACCTGGAGATATACATACCGCTGTGGGTGCAGCCCGCGGTGGTCAGCGGCATCGCCGAGTACTACCTCCAGGAGAAGGGGGCGCTGCAAGACGCCGAGCTGGAGCGGCGCCGCAAGGAGGAGACCATACAGTTCGCGCTGCGCCGCAATGGCGTGGGAGATCGTCGTTATATGCTGCGGGGGTCTACGGCGTTTTCGGGCGTTAGTCCGTATAACTTCGGCGTTACCGAGGGAAGCCTGAGCTGATGTTGTTAGCTGCGAGGGGAAGCCTTAGCTAATGCCGGTAGCGGGCGCCTCGATACGCCACGGCCCCTGGACGAGCGGGGTGCGTTAGCACCTCCCTGCGGAAGAGCAGGCGACCAATCAGCTCTACGCGATGAGCAACGCGAAGGTCGGGCTATCGGGCGAGGTGCGTAAGCGTTTAGGCTTCGCCAAGTATATCGCTACGGCGCTATCGTCCACCACCCTGACGGCGGTGGGGTATGCTCAGTTCTCGGCCAGCTCGGCCAATGCTTTTGTCGTGGCGGGTACGGTCCTCTACGAGGATATAAGCGGCACCTGGACCGAGCGGATGCCCGCGAGCGGTGTGACGATCACGGCGGGTACGGACAACACCTTCGAGTGGGTCAATGCCGGGGGCACCATCGTCCTGACCAATGGCGTCAACGGACCTATCCAGTGGGCGGCGAGCGCTGGCGATTGTGCGGCGCTGGATGTGGATAGCCGGTTTACTACGGCGGACCACGTAGAGTATTTCGACAGCCGCCTGTGGTTGGCGAATACCAATGCCAACGAAGATCGGCTGTGGCGCTCGGATGCGGGCGACATTGAGACCTGGGGCTCTACCAGCTTCTATGGTGTCGATCATCCGATTACCGGGCTGAGGGCGTTTTCCAATGCGCTGGCGGTTCATGCCGAGCAGGGCATATGGCTTCTACAGCCTACGGGCAACTCCTCGGTGCCGTTTTCTGTGCAGCGCCAGGTGGGCAGCGGGACGATCTCGGGCCGCGCCCTGGTCTCGCTCCCGGACGGGTCGCAAGTCTTTCCGCGGCGCGATGGCATCTACCGCTGGCATGGCGGGCCGGTGCAGAAGATCAGCCAGGCGCTGGATGGCAGTCGCTATTGGGACAATGTCAACGCCTCGAGGCTGCTGCAATCGTTTGCGGTGGTTTACCCGGATCAAAACGAGGTCTGGTTTCAGGTGCCGTATGGCGCGGGCCAGACCAATATGAACCATACCATCGTCTTCGACTACAACCGGGGCATATGGTATGGGCCCTATGAGGACTACACGCGCAACTGCGGCGCCATCATAGACGACATACCGCATCTGGGCGGCATAGGCGATGGGCTGCTGTACAAGCATGACAGCGGCACCAACGACAACACCTCGGCTATCGTCGCGTCATTCCAGACGGGCGCCACGCCACCGAGCGGGGGCGAGGTCGATGTAAGGTGGCAATATGCTCGCCACTATTTCGAGCTGAAGGGTGATCACTCGGTGCTGGTGGGGCAGCGCTCTACGGGCATCGTGGGGGATACGGAGAGCATCGAGATGGGCGGTTCATATACCGGGCTCGATGCGTTTGTGCTGGGCATCGACATCCTGGCGGAACCGGACCTGGTGCTGTTGAGCGACACAGACCTACATGGCTATGACCCCCATACGAGTTTGCGCTATCAGAACAGTGGGGCTGATGAAGAGTTCATATTCCGGCGAGTGCATCTGCAATACAAAACTATCGGACGTACGCGGCAACGATTAGCAGGGGTTGAATAATGGCTTCGAGACGCGCGAATGGAAAAGCAGTAGGATCATTTGCTAAGAATAACAGGGCACAGAAGGCACGGTATAGGAATGGGGGGCAGGAACCACCTGGGTTGCGCCCGGAGGAGCTACAGGCGGCGGCTCAAGTTACTCCCGCGCCTCAGTATCCGGGTTATGTGCCCCCGGTGGCTACTCCAGCGCCTCAACCGCAATACCCTGGCTACGTGCCGCCGGCGGTTGCTCCAGCGCCTCAATATCCGGGCTATGTGCCGCCAACGGGCGGCGGGACGCAGCCACCGCAACACAGTAATGGAGGGCAGGAAGCGGCTCCGCCGCCGCCACCTCCTCCTCCTCCCCAACCTCAGCCGGAATATCCGGGCTATGTTCCTCCAGTGGCACCAGCAGCGCCGGTTTCTCCATATTCGCCTACGGGTGCTATGGCGCAGCCAGCTTCGCCTACGGTTACTGCCCCGGCTTCTCCGTATTCGCCTACAGGGGCGATGGTGCAACCAGCTTCGCCTACTACTACTACGCAACCGGAATACCCAGGCTACGTGCCTCCAGTAGCGCCGGCTTCTCCGTATTCGCCTACAGGGGCTATGGAGCAACTGGCCTCGCCTACTGCTACTACACAACCGGAATACCCAGGCTATGTTCCTCCAGTAGCACCGGCCTCGCCGTATTCGCCTACAGGGGCGATGGTGCAACCAGCTTCGCCTACGGCTACTACGCAACCGGAATACCCAGGCTATGTTCCTCCAGTAGCACCGGCAGCCCCGGCCTCGCCATATTCGCCTACGGGCGCGTTGGTGCAGCCCGTTTCGCCTACGGTTACTACGCAGCCAGAATATCCAGGTTATGTGCCACCGGTTGCTCCTGCCGTTGATACGGCGGCAGCAGACTATGCGGCTCTAACTTCGGGGGTTGCTTCTGCCGTAGATACGGCGGCAGCAGACTATGCGGCCCTGACTTCTGGGGTGAGTCCTGCCGTAGATAAAGCAGCAGACTATGCGGCTTTAACTTCAGGGGCTCCTCCTACCGCCGCCTTAACGGCAGCCGATGTCATCGAGGCACAGCGGCAGACGGGCGGCACTGATACAGCCCTGGCAGGCTATCAAGCGCTGACCGCAGGGGGGGCGCAGGAGCCCGCGGACACAGCTCTTGCAGACTATCAACGCCTGACCGCGGGGGACATCATGGCGCAGCAGAGGGCGGGTGGCGGCACGGCTGACACAGCTCTCGGGGATTATCAGCGCCTTACGTCAGGGGATCGCACTGCTCCAACGCAAGCTGATTTGGCGGGAGCATTGCAAGGGCTGCGGGGAACGCTCCCCTGGCAGACACAGATGCCAGAGACCTTGCCGTGGCAGGACGCGACGATGGCGCCCGATGACTACGCGGCGCTGACGGCGGGTGGTGGCGCTACGATGACGCCGCAAAGCTACGCCGAACTCACCGCCGGCACGGGTCAGCCAGCTACACAGATGCCAGAGACCTTGCCTTGGCAGGGACCAGCTACACAGATGCCAGAGACCTTGCCTTGGCAGGCGGCGGCGATGGCGCCCGATGATTATGCGGCGCTAACGGCAGGGGAGCGAAGGTCGGCTGCGGCTGCGCCCCGCCAGGTGGGCGA